AAAGCATAAACATAACTATCACCGACACTATTATCTGGGTTTTCAAAATTTGTAATTTCTCCAAATGTTGTTTGACCTAAAAGTGTTGATAAAAACGCTTGAACTTGTTCTGATGTCATATCACCTTTTTGTATCAAAGATAATGCATCTCCAAATGGGTCACTTGTTGTAGGAGTTGATTTTTCTTTTTTAAACTCAGAAAATTCTGTATCATATAACTTATCAAAACTTTCTTTAGTTAAATATTCTTTTAATTCTGGATTTCTATCCACAATCTTAAAAAAAGATTTATTACCTTGACCCTTATCGTTCCAAGGTATGTTTAACTTTATGTTCAAACTTCCGAAGTTTCTTGTTCCACTTCTCTTTTTTTTCTTTTTTCTGGCCATAATTTAATTTAGTTTTTCTTTATTTTGAAGAAAAATCCGTCATCATATATATCAATCAAACCATTTCTTTCAGTTTTTATTAGTAGTCTGAAATATCTATTTGGTTGTAAACCATCGGTTCTAATATCAAAGAAACTTCCACTTGCGTCACATGATATTTTTGTATATGATGTATCATACGGAACTACGAAATCATCGGTATGTGCATCTTTTATTGCATAGTAAGATGATGTAGGTAAATAATTTGTATCTAACGATTGTAGAGTTGTTGTATAACTTCTTGATGGATATCTTTCCCTACCAACTATTCTAAATCTAACCCTTTCTCCATCAACATATTCTCTTCTTAAATTTTTAAAATATACTATCTTATCTTCTGCTTCTAATTCTGATAAACTTCCAGTTGAGAAACTTGAGTCATCCCATGCAAACTCTAACTTTGGTGGAAAGATTGTATTAGTATCCATTGAGAAAAATGATATTCTACCATGCTCTTCACCAGACGACTCATCGGCAGTTGACCTTTTTATCATAAAACCATCATTAGGTCTTGAACCACTTAACCAACCTTTTACAATATCAGTAACATCCATTCTAACATCGGTCTGTACACCACTAAAACTTTGAGATGCTGCAGAACTTGTATACCAAGTACCACCACCTGCGGTTTCTGTAAAAGAACCAGTTGATGTGGATGCGAAACTTGCTGTAGCCCAAATATCACCACTATTTGTAGTAGTACTATAATTTCTATATTGCCAACTTACTCCATTAAAATTTTTAGGACTTTGTAATTTTCTACCCGTACCATTTGAGAAAGATTGTGATAGTGGATATGCATAAATCTCATGGTCATATGGAATACCAAACTCTTCAAATGTATGTAGATTCAAATACGCTTTAAATCCCAATCCAATCGTACCATCTACTATTGATGATGAAATTGTAGATATATCGTATTTTTGAACAATACGAGAGTTGAATTTTTTTGGTGTTGATGCTTGTGTTACTACTTTTTCTAATTCTAAAGCTTGGTCAATACCAGTATTCATTGAAGCAGAAACTTCATATAATGTTGCGTCTTTTTCTGGAAATAAATGGATAATCATTATGCTACCACCCTACCTTGTATATCTGTGTTTGGAAATTTTACTTCAAATATAGACGGGTCAAGACTTGGATAAACTATGTTATCTCGTGTTGCCTCTTTTATATTGTAAACATTTCCAGAATAACTTAAGTCTGTATCAAATTTATTTACAATTTCTAAAGTTGGTATATTAGAAACACCCTCTGTTAAGAATAAATCTCTTTGTAAATCTGCAACTAAGATTGGTTGATTTATCTGCCATTTGTCAATATTAAAGAATTGTTTTACGGTTTCTATACATCTTAGTAAAACAACATTTGCATTTTCTGTTGGTACTGGAACTACATCAAAGTTTACTCCAATATTAATAATGAATGCATCTTTAATATTTATAGCATCAGTTAACATTCTAAATTGTCCAAGATAGTTTTTTAAATTTGTCTTTATTGCTTGGTTTACTGATACTAACTTTTTATCTCCAGTATAACCAAGTGTGTATAGATTCATTGCTAACGGATTGGAAATTCTATTAATTGTCTTTTCATCATCTTCTTTTTTCTGTTTGACTTCACTTTCGTTTAATTGTTCATCTTGAACAATATATGCTTTCATTACTGCACCAAGTCTTGGTGGCATAGAATATGTTCTAATTATAAAATCTTCTTTGGTAACAACTCTACCTTGTGCTGCAAAGTTTGCTAATGCATTTTGTTTTATCTCATCAAGTGATTCTGCATTTCCACCACCAGTTGCTGGTTGTTCATTATTAACAACAACAGATGCTCTCGCAGTTGCTATCTTTGTGATATCTTTTCCAAAGTCATCAATAGTAGTTGATATTGCTTTTACAGTTGTTATATCATTGGATGCTACATTAGTTTCTAAACCACCACCTACTAAGTATGTAAATGTCAAAGTTGTATTACTTGGTACTTGACCATAAGTTCTTGTATACATAAAATTTGATGGGTCAACATTTGTATCAACACTATTCAAACCTTCTGGTAATGTTGAACCAACATTATCTGGACTTGGTATCAAGAATGCATCTGGGTCATTAGAAATTCCACCACCAAACTCTATATTTGTTGTATTGTCTGGATTTATTCTTGTAGTGAATCTACGAGCAGATTTCTTTAACCTTAAAAGATATGGAGCAGTATCGTTATATTGTGCTAACTCTGTATCAAATTTTGCTGTATTTTCTACTTCTTCAAATACCGTTTCTTGTCCTAAAAATGGAACTTCATACCACTTGTTATTATCACTATCTACACATTTTATTATTCTGATAACATTAGTATCTGGTATCTTTACTGTGCCAAACTTTTCAGGTGTACCAAAACTAAAGACTTGAGTTTTCAAAGTAGCAGCAGTTGCTTGTACTTCTTTTTTTAGTAAGTAAAATAATGGTTGACTTGTTCCTTCTTCAACAGAATATACACTAACATCAGTTGTATCTACACTACTACTAACAGAGAAATTCACATCCACATCAGTAATAAATGTTACTCCTGGGTTTGATGTTGAAGCAAACTCACTACCTTGATTTATTGTTAGAGCATATTCGTAGTCTGGTTTTGAATTTATTCCAGTATCCTTTACTGGCACAGTTTGATAAACTTGTAATTTTACTTTAGCAGGTGATGTTACTTTGGGTTTATATCCAAGTGACTCTGCTATTTCATAAACATTTTTTCTCTGTTTAGCATGTAATAATAAATTTTCACGAACTGCATTATCAATATAGTAATTAAGAACATCTCCTACATATGCTGCCATTTCAATGAACATCATACCTGGAGATGATTCGTTAAAATCATTGTAAGAATTAGGAAAGTATATTCTTGCAAAATCAATAAGATTACCTCTTAATGATGCAAAATCTTTTCCTAAGTATTTTACCTCTTTACTTAAAGGTTGTGTATTTTCTGCCATCTATTTTCTCTCTAACTTTGATTTTCACCATTTGAATTTACAAGACCAAAAGTCTCATTTACAGATATAAACACTTCGTCAAAATTTTCTATATCATCTCGTAAAGAAAATCTAATCAATAGTTTTAGTATATTTCTATCAATATCATCTGGTGTCTCATTAATAATTATCTCTCTAATCAAAATATATGGTAACCAGTTATCAACTGCTTCCATTATTGCAGTTTCTATATCTTCTTTTAATATCTCAGGAACATTTGGTTCAAATAGTATATTCCACAAATTAGAACCAAATGTAGGATGGTTTAGTCGTTCTCCTTTTCTCGTCAACAACAAGTTAACCATATTTGCTCTTGCTTGTTTTATCTGAGAATAATTTCTTTTGAACTGACCTTGACCATCTGGTACAAATGGTAAGTCAATCCCAACTGCTACATTTTGGTCAAACTTTGCTGCTACTGGACCAGGTGTTGCTGGTGGTATATCTTCAGGTTCAACGAACAAGTCTGGTGGTTGATATTGTGCTTCTCCTGCCATTATGGTCTAAATCCCCCTTCACCTTTCTTTTTTTCATCAATTTTTTTCATCAATCCACTATAGTCTTTAGTCAAAGCATTTGAAACTGCTTCTGGTAAGTCATCCATACTCATACCCATACTTTGTGCAGTTTGTTGTGCTACAGATTCTCTTTGACCTTGTGGTGTAAAATCACCATATCCCATCATATTTGCTAAATTAGAACGATTGAATCCTGGAGCATCTTGTGATGCAAAAGAAACTTCTTGTTCTGTAGTTTCTGTTGTGTTTCCAATTGTTTTAGCAGTCTCGTTTAAAAGGTCATTTAACATAGGATTGTCTTTTACAAACTCTCTTTTTTCTCGTACTGGTTGTACATTCTTCATTCCTTGTTTCATAACTTTTTTATGGTTTACTTTAGGATTCATCGCTTCTTGTATTGCTTCAGTAACACCTTTCTTTATTTCTTCTCGTACAACTTTACGAATTAGTGTTTCTAATGCTTTTACTTGTTTTCCCATATTAACCTCCTATGGAATTAGTTTACCTTTACCAACTTTTATACCCCACTTACCTTTATTTGTTCCAGGTATTGGAGCAGTAGGTGCTATTATTGTAGCAGGTGACGGAACTGGACCCAATGGAGTCACTACCGTTCCAAAACATGCTTGTGTACCTGGCATACTCAACATTAAAGGGGCAAAGTGATTTCCTTCAATTTCTATACTATTAAATAGTTTCAACATGGCAGATGCTACTCTTTTTGCCATCTTTAATTGAGCAAGTTGTATTGGTGTTCCGGCTTTTGTTTCTGATTGTTCTTTCATCATTGCTTTATAATCTTCAATGAAATTTTTTAATGGTTCATCAGTTAGTTCTGGATTACTTATTTTTCCTACTGCGACACTAAATCCAGTAAATGGTATTAGTTGTGCTGGTGCAACCGTAGTACCATTAAATACTCCAGAAAGACCAACTGACGGGCCAAATATACATCCGTTATGGTTATTAACTCCAATAACAATTGTAGTTTTAAAATAATTTTTTAATGCTTTTGCAAATTCGGTTGCTGTTACCTCTCTTGATTGTTCTTGTGTAAACCCCACTCTTATTGATTTTCTGTATGTTTTTACGAATGCGATACCGAGTAATATCTCAATAGCAGGTTTTATAAACAATGGTTTACCAATGTGTTGTCCTCTATCAGTTCCTGCTATTACATTCTGTGGAGCAGTAGTTACTCCTGGTGGTATTGATGCCATACCTGGTAATAGTTTTAAATTTGGTAATTCTGAATCTCCTATAGATAAATGTGCTTGTGCAAATTTATGTATTACTCTTGCAAGACACACTCCTTGTAAGAAACATGCTGCTTCAACTGCAAATCCTACTGGTAATTTAGATTGTTGTTCGTAACATTTTACAAAACCATCAATCAATCCTGCTCGTAACGCTTCGTTTGTTACTCCTCTTCCTACTGTATTTATTCCTGCTAATGTTTTTGATAATTCACTAAAACCACCAACATTTGGTAATTTTCCATTATTAACTAATCCTTCAATATCATCAAAATTATTTAGAACTTCTTCCGCTTGTTCAAGAGGTGTTTTTTTCGCTGAACCTCGTAGACCACCTTCTGTTTTTACTATAATCCATTCCGAAAAATTTCCCTCTGCTTCGTTCTCTACACTTTCTATTTGTAACTCTAAACTACCACTATCGTAATTGGAAACCTTTCCAAGAAAGAAAGATTCCTCACTACCACTTACTTCAACCCTTACACTTTGACTAACTACTAAGGAACCACTAAATGGTTCTTCTAAAACAAAGTCAACAAGTGTTGGATGTTCTATTGGTATGTCTGTTGTTGTAAAGGAAGACCCACTAATAAGTGACATGAAATAATCTCCTAAGAAAGTGTATGATTCTTTGAACGAAGTTGGGTATTAATTTTTCCTTTTAACACTTCATGTAAAACTTCACCTGGACTTTTCGCTTGACTTAGATTAGGGCCTGCTCCACCAACAAAAATATACTTTGGGATTGCATCTATAAGTTCATTAAGAATATCTACAAGTACATCTCCCATTACCATAGGTTGTTGGGCATCTTGTCCAAGTTTACTTTTTTTTGCTTCAAATTTAGCATCGGGTGTAATCATTTTATAAGATGTAATCATCTCTTCTTCTTTTTCATTTGATACGGTTTCCCATTTATTTGTAACATCAATACTCATGTCACCAGTAGTTACTAATCCTATACCTTGTTTTGCAAAACCAAGTAATTTATTATTTCTTGCATTAAGTAATATAGTATCGGTGTTCATTTGAATAGATGGATTAGAAGTATCATCTACTAAGTCAAAGTTTAAAGTATTTAAAATAGCATCGTCATTATCTAAATCTAAATATGAAACATCTAATGATGATGGTTGATTTTCTGTTAAAATAATAGTTGAAGAATCTTTGTTAATATCAGAAGAATATAAATCTCTTGGTTCTAAAGCAGAAGTATTTTCTACACTTTGACCATTACTGATAATAGTTACTGGTTTTCCAAGTGTTTCTTCAGACCCCTCACTCCACCAATTAGGATTCTCTTCTAATCTTTTATCACTTGAACCAAGTCTTATATGTTGACCAAATCTACCCTCAACTAAAACATCTCCTTGATAAACTTGAGTTCTTTTTATGTCACCTCTCTCTGTAAAAAACTCTCCTAAATCTGCAATTTCTTCTGTACTTAAAAAGGGATTACCATCTTCTGGAGATTTTATAGTTTCACTTGAAGTTCCTTCTGGGTCATCTTCCATAGATATATTTGGTAATGAATTATGATGTGGACTATTCCAAACATTTACATTAGACATATAATAAGAAATTTTTCTTTTTGTATTTTTGGTAGAATCACTACTTAAAAAATTTATTATCGGTACAACCTCACCTGCTATTGGTATTTTTAATATGTTTGAATCAAGTGGTCTTGCAGTATGTTTATATATTTCGTCTCCTCTTTCTTCTAAAATAGACATTCCTTCTTCGGTGTATAATCTTCTTACTAAACAACAATTTAAGTAACTCTTATCTGGTACTCCAGAAGAATCTACGATTTGAAATTTTTCTAAATCTG